AGTCACGCGGGTGTGGGTTGTCAGCACAAAATGCGTTGCACCGACAGCAAACAAATCCGTACTGTCAACCGCCGCTGCGGGGGTAGCGAATAACATAGCACCCAGAAAAACCAGGTATTTCTTCATGATGGGGTCTCCGAAATAGGTTCTGTTTTTACAAATTCAGCCAACCGCTTTAATGCTTCGTCGTGTGTCTCTGTCGGCAAGGACAGACCAGCGTTTATCGCGTTAATCAGACGCAACGCATCTCCAGTTTTTGCAGCATAGTACCCTTCTGCAAGCCACACGCCGGGCTGCAACTTAGCGTGTGATTTAAGCCAACTCAGTAATTCGTCGATTTCGTCACGCTCTTCTTTCCATCGGTCGCCGTTTAACAGGTATTCAAGTCGTGTCATTTGAACAGCTGGCATAAACCTCGACGCAGTGTTTGCAATCCTGTAAGCCTGATCAGCAGCCTCTTTTGTGATCGTAACATCACCATGAGCGCTCTTTAACAGGGCTCCGACCGTCAACATTAACTGGTGCCGATAACGTCGCTCATAGGGATAAATTTCATACGCCCTGAGATTTGCCTGGAGCGCAGCCGGATGAGCCACCGTGATATTAGCCTTGGTCTGGATAAATACTTTTTCAGCCTTGAAACTCGTAGATGCAGAGACAACAACCCCTATGCCAATAGCAAGAAACAATACACCAAACACCCTTGAGGTGAGTAGCGGAAGGTTAATTGTTAGCCTCGGTCTCTCCCCCTGCATCAGCGCGGCAGCACAAAAAACAACAACTGTAATTGTGGCCGGATTTTGTAACGGGAAACTGATTTGCGAAAGCGCGGCCACTATCAGAAGAGACATTGCTGCGCCTATATCAAGAGCGTCCTTTTCCTTCGTAAAAAATCTGTAAACCATAAACCCGATCAAAACCAGCGCGATTAAAACGCCGACCAGACCCGCTTCTGCCGCCAGTTGAAGAAGCTCATTATGTGCTGCACCAGCAAAAACACTGGAGGGATGAAGCACGGTATCCATTAAGGGGAACCACTGCAAATGCGCTTCCTGAACGCGACCATACTCGAAATTAAAACTACCTACTCCGTGCCCGAAAAATGGTTTTTCAAACCACAGAACAAATGTATTAAAGCCAATCTCCAGCCGGTGGCTTATTGCCTTGATAACCACAGAACTTGTGGCCCACCCGCTCCACAGCGCTAGGTTTACTGGAATCAAAAACCCGAAACTTGCAATATAATAATGTCGTCTTTTTACCAGCCAGATCGCCAGCGCAAACAAAACCGCCATCATGGCGACCCATTTGGAGTCACTTAAATTTACAAACACCATAAAATAAAGCGCAGCCAGTGTGACCGGAAGCGCGAAAAATCTCATCCACCAGACCGGTGTTCTGATGGCACACCACGCCGCAACGACAAGCGGAAGAAGAACACAGAAAAGCTCCATCTGGTAGTTTTCATTACCTACCCCGCCATAGTACGGCTGATAGGCAAACCCGAAAACAACAGCACCAAACAATGCTATCGTAGAACCAACGTATACGGCACCGCCCAGCAAAGGTCGTGGCAGTCTCTGGAGCGCCACATAGAGCAGCCAGAGAACCCCCATAGCCTCAACAGTCAAAGCGCCGTCACGAGGGTCTGACGACCACGCCAGGGTCAGGGCCAGATATGCAATGAACCCAGCAGAGACCAACTCGCTCGTTGTAAATTTGATAATTCTTGATCGATATACGCTAACCGCAAAAAGAGCAAGCGTCAGCGCTGCTCCGCAATAAATCACCATCCACCTTGGTATGATTGGTGACCCTGTTTTAAGGCCGTAGATCAGGGCGGCAAGGATTAAAAGCCCTGCCGCCCCAAATCCAACAGCTCTCGTCATTTATCGGAAAGTGGCCTGAGACTGGTCACGATCAAAGTAAATGATAATAGTGGCATCAACATCAGCTCCACTATCACCCTTGGTGCTGATGGCAATCGTGCCGCCAGCCGAAACATTGGGTGAGCCTGAAAGTTGCTCACTTGTAGTCTCGTGATCACTTGCTCTACCGGCCATTTCGCCCGACGTATCACGATCACCAGTGCCGCCAAGCAGATACGTGCCAGTTGTATCGGCATTAGCAGAAGCAATGGTAATAGTGTTGTTGGTGCTGATTGCCATGAAATCACGGCCCGGCGAAACCTCTGACATAATGGAAACAGTCAGTGTTTCACTAGCTGTGGTCACGTCACCATGAACCACGGAATCAACCTGAAATATCGAACCGGCATACGGCACCGAAACATACGTGGTGCTGGCCGTTCCGAGGTTTTCAAGATTGACCGTGAGATATGCACGGGCAACTGGATAGGCATCGCCGTCCACATTAACCCATGAGGTTGATCCATCATCATTCTGCTTGATGTTCCAACCACCCCACGCCAACCCAACGACGCCAGTCATAACCAACAAAGCTGCGACTGTACTTAGAATCTTCTTCATCTGATTCTCCTTACATCAGCTTGTTGCGTTACGAAGTTGTCAAATCCCAAACCGCACCGCTTGCGGCTTCATTTCGGGATTCAAGCGCATACTCAGAAAGCAGCAAACGCCGCTCACTGTCACCGGTTTTCGACAACTCCATCATCTGGACAGGCCGCAAATACGCTGCGGCAAACATGTCTTTCTGAATGACGAGCGCATCCCGTGCTCTGGAGAATCGATTAGCAATCACTTCGACATCACCAAAATCGCTTGTATAGATGTCGATTGAGGCTACTAATTGTTTGTCTTCAGCGCCAACAAAACGGGTTGCATTGCCAGTGAAACCACTCATGGCTTGCTTGTTAAAGCTACCTACCATAACGCAGTCAGGGTCTCCACCAGAATCCCAGCACGACGCAAGAACCGATTTCAACTGGCTCTCAACAAACGCTCGTTGAGTGCCGTCCGTTCTGGCTGTATTTCCAGCAGAGCCATCAGACCCTGATGTTCCGTTAGAAGTATTCGTGGTGATCCAAGAGCCTATTCCGCCTGTTTCACGGGCTGTTGTCGTATTGCCCGTAACTTCTGCGTTATTGGCCAGAAGAATGGATTCCATATCACGGCGCAGCTCCTTCGCAGTTTTGACGATCTGATAAGCCAGCTCGTCTTTCCTGCCAGCAGCATTCACCGCCATTTGCGTACCCGAAACTCTCGGTAGTTTGTCCGAGATGCAGCAGGTATTGCTCAGACGGGAAGTGGCCGTCGTTGCATTTGTTACCGATTCGTCTCCTTCGAGCACAAAGTTGGTGCTTGAAGCAGCCGCCAAAGAGTCTGTTTGCCCAATATCTTCACGTCAAATCGCTAAGTTAACGCCGCCTTTCGGCTGCTGCATGTCGCCATGCAGATGAGATCATGTCATCATCCCAGTGGGATGTCCTGCGCTTCGGGCCGCTTGGCCCTACTCCTTACGGATGATCGTTGAACCTTCCTCTTGCGAGGCTTGGCTGCAAGTTTTCTCAATGAGACTTCCTTGCAATTCACAGGATTTGCACTCGCCTGTTGCCAGACGAGGGAGCAGTCTACTCGTGCAAAACAGCTTTGGAATCGGCCCGTGGTATGCCCGTAATGAAGGGGCAATCTGTCGGACTCACATTATATATGATGTCCGAAAGATCCTCTCTGTTACCTATCGCATCAAATGATGTGAAGGCATTGGTTGCTAAAGTCATGAGAATTTTCTCCTGTTAACCCAAAAGACGCCTCACAAGACCGACCGCATCTTCTGTGGTCGCCCCTGTTCGACTGACACGTTGTCTTGCCTCAGTGACATCATCTCCAGCCTGTGCCCGTCGCCTTGTCGGGGATGTCCCCGGCTTTTGCACACGAGGTAGACCTTTAAGAGTTTTAGTGATCGTCTTTCGCTTGTCCTGCATACCGCGATACCGCATGGCATCACGAATAAGCAAAACCTGCCTGTGGTCAAACGCACCACGGACGAACCCTGTTATCTCGTCATCAGTGAAACCAACTTCTCCCAGGTACGTCATCATACCTTTCTCGAAACCTTCGAGTTTGTCGGAATCAGTCAGCTCCGGTATTTTCTGAACGAGTAACTCCTGCTGTGACTCACGGTATTGTGCAATTCCCGCCTGTTGTTCCTGCATAATCCTTTGGCGTTCAACTTCCTGCGCCTGACGTTGACCAGCCAGGGTCTCACGCTGTGCATCAAGTTGTGCCTTTACCCGGATATACTCATTCGGATCTTCATCAGCAAGACGAATCATGTCTGCTGCCGAATGCTTTGACTGAACATCCTGCGTTAATGCCGCCAACCGTTCATCAGCAGCCTGAAGCCGCTGTTGCAAGGCTTGCGAAACCTGCTGCCTATCGGCGTCAAACTGACGTCGTTCATCAGCAAGCGATTGCGTCTTCTGGCGATAATCCGCGTCCATCTGTTGACCAGACGCAGCATCAGCGAGGGTGACCATCTGAGTCTCGCCATTGACCCTGATTGGCATCTTGAGGTGGGAAGCCAGTTCTGCTTCATCCATCCCAATCGCCTCAGCAAGACCTGAGAGAGTGTCAGGTAGTTCCTCGGTTTCTGCGGTCGGTTCCGTGGTCGCGTCATCCTCAGATGACGGTTCAGCATCAGCCTCAGTCTGTGACTCAGTGCTTTCAGCTGACCGCTCCGGCTCCTCCTGGTTGGCCGGTTCGGTTGACGGTGTTGGCTCGTTTTCTTCAGTTGGCGTCAGCTCAAGCTGAGGCTCCAGTCGAGCGGCCACCGCCGCGATTGCCTGTTCTTCCGTTGTTTCTGGTCTTCCCTCAGCTCCCAGACGTGGGTTAGCTTCGGTCGTCTCGGCTCCCGTTTCCGGGTTGGCCATTGTTTCATCTGACATAATTTCTCCAGGTTAATTTTCTGGGTATACCCCTTGGTTGTTTGACAAAAGACTAGGGCGCTGACCTATGCCGCCCATTAAACTGTTTCTCAATGCTTTATGATACTGTCGCAACTTGTTTTTTTGAGGACTATCATACAAATGGGCGTCGGGAAGCGGACGGGATTCACCCCTGCTGCGCTCCCAAGCAGCACGTTCAGCAATTTCCAGCGTCCTAAATGGCCCTTCCAATGGCTTTATATAGCCGCCATGAAACAGGGTTTCCGCCAGTTTTGGGGCAACTGATACATCGCCTATAACAGAAGGGATGTTCCACCACGAGCCATCTGCACCCCTAGTCGTAACTGAGTGCTCGTGTGCCATTAAATTACCGCCTGAGCAACCGTAACCGACTGCGCTTTTCTTGCAGGTCGTTAATCTGCTTCAGTGCCAGTTTGCCGGTTTCAACGTGCTTTGCGAAAATGTGCTCGAAACGATTCACGACACCAACCATAATGCGAAGATTCTCACGCCCCTTCACATCGTCAATCGGAGAGCTTTCCCACTGTTCGTGGCACCACTCACGGATCTCGGATATGGCGTCCCTGAACAAATCATCCTCAAGCATTCGCGCAGCACGATGGGCACGATCACTTTCAGTCCGTAACTGAGGTTCATGATCTTCGGCTGCGCTCACGCTCTGGCCTCCATGCGGCTTTTCTCACCCGACATCAATACATGGTTTTTTTGCTGCCGCTTTTACCGCCGCTATTGCCACCGCTGTTACCACCGGAGTTCAGGCGGGATTCCTTGACGTTCCCAGTACCCTCTTTCCAGCTTGGGTTTTTGATCGTCTCTGAATGTGTAGAAGATTTTGTGTTCATTGCAGTTCCTCGGTTATACCGCTCGCAGCAAGCCTGGCCTGTGCCTCGGCGTCCTTAATCGTGGCGATAGCCGCCACCTCCTCACGCTTCAATTCCAGCATTTTCATTTTATACTGATGATCGAGGCGCATCTCTTCGACCTTTAAGTCATGTGCCTGTTGCAGTTTTGCCTGTTCGACCTGCAAGTCCTGTTGCAGTTCAGCCTGAGCCATCTGCTGGTTACCCTGCAACTTGGCCTGTTCGATCTGCATTTTGCCCTGTGCTTCGACCAGCCGGGGGTCTGGCTGTTGCTCTTCCTGCTGACCCTGCTGTTGCTGCGCCGGATCAAGCCAGTATGCGCTGGGGTCTTTAAGGCCAGCCGCCAGCGTCCACTTTTTCAGGGCATTGTGAACCATCTCGCTGTTAACCAGCGGCCCCTGAACACCGCCCTGTAACGTGATCGCCTGAACCTGCATCTCGATCAGCCGCTGGGCCAGCATTATCTGCTGCTCCTTTGTGCCGTGGCCAAGGCCAACAGTAATCGACAGATCCATCTCTGCATTCCACGCACGGGGGTCAATCTGCACCCATTCATTTCTAAGGCGAACAACGTCAGGCGCTGTCTGATGGTTGATTACCAGACGCAGTATTTTCTTGAACGCCTTTTTGAAACCGGTCTCGGCCATCAGCCGCGCAATCAGAAGCATGCGCTGCTGCGCCTGTCCCATAATCTGGTTTATGCCAGTCGCCGTCTTGTTGAGCGAATCAGCGTCCAGCCCCTGATTATACCGCGTAATACCGGTTCTGGATTCGCGCACACCGTCCATGTACTCCAGGACAGGAAACGCATAAGATCCGAGCGACTGCGTTGTCAGGGGCATAACAGCCTGACTTGGATCAAGACCACCTTCCACACGCACCAGACCACCCGGCCTGTTTGTCAGCATGTCGTCGAGGTTAACGCGCTCGTTGACAACATAGCGATTGGAATTAACGCCATACATATTTGTCAGAAGCTGCCTGACAATGGTTGAGCGGATTAACTGGGTATCCATTGTAAGGTCGGCAAGGGATCTGCCAAAGTGCTTGAACGGCATGCGGATTGGCGTCATGTCAACAAACGGATGATCGTCAACCAGTTCATTCTCCAGAACAGTGTATCCTGGCCCGGCTGTCGTCACGGCCCTCATCTCGGCCATGCCATCACCGTCATAGTCAACCTTCAGATAGCATTCATACAGCCATATTTCGCGCATACTGGGGTCGCGCATACCGTCGTTCTGGTCAGGCCATTCCTCGTCATGGGCATACCGCGCCACACGCTCTTCGTTGTAGTTCTGCTCATCGTGGCTGGGCAGTCCCTCGACCACCTTCTTTGAGTACCCCATTTCCAGAAGCTCTGTTACCGTCTTCTTGACCTTGTGACATGTAAATGCCGCGTCATCCAGTGAGGTCGCCCTGCGTGAAATCAAAAACTCTTCTGGTGGAATACAGACAACACGGCAGCGGCCCTTCGTGTCGGTATGCTTGATGGTGATGTCGTAGAGCAGTCCGTCAGGCGCAAAGTCCATCAACTCAGGTGGGACAGGAATCTCCTCCTGCTCGATAATCTCTATCTGCGAATCTTCCTCAAATTCGATCAGCGTGGCCAGGTTGACATTGGTCAGTGTCTCACGGCGCGACTCTTCCTCTTCCGACCACCAGATTTTCAGATAGGAGTTCTTCGACAAAAGCGCTGTCTTCACAAAATCATACGTCGTGCCAAAGCCGTCGTTATATGACGCCTTGTGCCATATATGGTTTACATACTGCGTAGCCTGTTTCGCAGCCTCTTCATCCTCCATTCCGACCGGCTCAAACCTCACAGCCTCATCGCCAGATCCGAATATCTCCATAAACGTGGGCATGGCCGACTCAATCGTGTCAGCCACATCGGTCATGACAACAGAGGATTCATCCTCGTTTTCATTGCCGAAAGGCTCACCAAGGTAATACTCCATCGCCTTGCGCCGTTGCTCGCTGATCTCTCCACCAACAAAGGTGGCGCTTGCCTGTATCTCCCCCTTGATGACAGAAACCAGTGCGCTGTCCGACATTTTCGCCATTAGTCAGTCCTCGAAAAAAATGGTGGGCCGGAGCCCACCAAGTTCTAGGGAGGTAAACCCGCTCACGCAGCATGCTCCGCGATAAAAGACTCCGCATCAGATTTTCTCATCCACTCTCCGTTCAGGGCAGCACCGTGTTCGTTTACAACGTCCCAGCGCCCGAAACCCCGATGCTTAAGGCGAAGAGGGCCGACAAACTCGTTGCCCTTTTCATGACGATCGATGTGCGCTTTCGGCACCTCGCCCCTGACCAGCTTCTCCAGTTCGGTCACACGAGCCTGTAATTCCTGAATTTGAATAGACATTTTTATGCTCATCAGAATGCTCCTCCGGGGCCGAAACGAGCGTCAATGTCATCTGCTCCGGAGCCGAAACGAGCGTCAATCTCATCTAATGTGTTATCAAACGTCTCCGCAGTTGTGGTATCAACCCTGTTATTAGGATCATTTACAAAAGAATCAATATACCGATCCACATCATCAAGCGCCGTTTGGGCTGGAGAAAAATCCATTAGGGCTTCATCCAGTGGTATGGCGCGAGTGAAAGGATAATCAAGCGCAGCACTCGGTGAGTATGATTGGGTTGACAGCTGATTCTCCATCAACGCAGTGCGGTGCGCCGCTTCGTCGAGTCTGGCCTGTTCAAATGGATTGAACCCCGAAAAAAAACTTTTTACCCCACTCTCTGGCACAAACCTATCCGCCAGATATCCCAAAGGGGATGCAAAGGGTAGTGCTTTTTGAGCAAATTGCGCCCCCTTCAAACCACTCCATAGCGTTGCTTTATCCAGCCTGTTAGCAAGAAGGTCGGCTCGATACTCATCCCTTCTTTTCTGCTCTGCCCTGGCCTCCTCCTCCCGATCTGAAG